CTTGATGTGAAGCATGATCTGGGGATGGGCAAAGGGAGTCCAGTGCTTGTGCTGGGCAAGGTACTTAATTAGCTTCTTATCCTTTTCCGAAAGAATATTGGCAGGAACATGGCTATCTGGATGTTCCCATTCGCTTTCCTTGTGAAACGAAACTCTGGCCGAATTAACAACCGTTAGATCGCTTCCCATACACTCAATCATGCGAACAAAACCCTTGTCTAGAACATTTACTTTTTCCATTGCATATACCTCAACTTTGCCTCTAATCCTGAATAGGTGTTCTTGCTGATCATATCCATCGGATCACCAAACGCAAGAACATAGTCGTTAATATCCTTGACCTTAACATCAGGCCAAATAAGAATCTTATGACCCTTCTCCATAACCGTTTCCATGAAGTTGCAAATCTGCTTGTTGCGCTTTTCATTATCGAAAACATAAACCACCTCGCTGTTTGCAATCTTCTCTGGAAGTTTCATATCCCCAGCAGCACCAACCATCGCAACTGCGTTGGGTAGGAAGATGCTATCGATTGGGCCTTCTGTAATATAGATTGTTTCTTGTGGATTTACTCTCCATAATCCATACCATAGTTTCTCCACCGAATCTTTCTTGAGAGTAATATAGCGGACTTTGGAATTTGCTTCCAACGAACGACCTTGGACTCCAATGAGTTCTTTTGATTCATTGTAGAAAGGAATGACCAATCTTGGCTCTGGCTTAAGATTGTGCTCGGGATCAAAGTATCTTGCAAGTTCTGAAAAATCCTCGGTGTAATGAAAATAGCAGAGCGATTCATCGGGAACTTTACGACTTTCCAGATATTTAACGACCGTATGGTCAGAAGACAGATCACAAACATTCGTGCAACCAAGTGGTTTCTCGAAAACAGTAACTTTTTTAGTTTGAGTAAAAACATCTTCTATCTTTGGTTTCTTATAATTTGATCTTCCATTTTCCCCATTAGCAAAGCGTTTAAACGCATACTCCTTGGCGACAGTTGGATTCAGGCTTTCTAGGAAATTGTATAGATTAGTCCCATAACCGCAATTATGGCAACGATAGAAAAAATCATTTCCCTTTTGATAAAAGTATCCTCTGGCAATGTTCTTTCTTTTCTTTGAGTCGCCACAAAATGGACAACGACAATTTGCCAGATTATCTTTCTTCCACTTGAATCGTTTTAGGTGGTTGGAAATCAGATTGATGAACATCTTATCGATATATGAACTCATTCGATCTTCCAATCACTGAAGTCACGGGCAATCTTCTTCCCATCAAATCCAGCCCCATATCCATGAGGATTATTCTGGTTTGAGTCTGAAAGATTCTGTTGTTCTTCTCGCTTTACATCAAATAGTTTCATCTTTGCCCGATCAATGCCCAATACAAACTTCTTGTTTACAGTGGCACTATTATAGCGATTCTTGAGTTGCTTTACCATAATCTGGTCAAGAGAATCCAGTTCTTCTGTTGCAATAAGAGCGACAAAGAAATCTGCTGTAGCAGGAAGACCAAACGACTCGGATGTGTCCTCAAGACCAAAATCGCTATTAGCAAAACCAGATCGATTGACCTGTGTTGCTGAGAAGATCGGTACATTGTACTCTACCGCAAGACCGCGAATCTCTTCTGCAATGGCTTTGATGTAATAATAACTTCCCACATTGGCAGATGCTTTCAGTCTTGCGGATGCACAAATGTTGAGATAATCGATAAAGATTACATCGGGAATAAATCGCTTTTTGATCTTCAGTTCATCCAATAGATGCTTAAAGTTGGTAACAGAAGCAGATGCAGTTGGATATTCTTTCACAATAAGTTTTGACTTGATCGTTGATCGCAGATCGTTGATCTTCTTATCGTAAATTGGCTTTGAAAGCGTCTTAAGATTATCGATTGTGATGTCCAGTAAATTAGCATCAATTCGTTCAGCGATTCTTTCTTCTGCCATTTCGCAAGTGATGTATAGAACATTCAGGTTCTGGCTCAGGCAGTTTGCAGCGTGATGGCAAAGGAATAGAGACTTACCTACACCAGTACCAGCCATAACGATATTCAATGTCTTTGAAGGAACTCCACCGCCAGTAATGGCATTGAAGAACTCTAGATCAAACGGAATACGCTTCTCTTCCTGATGATAAAAAGCAAACCGTCTTTCAGCATCATCGATATAATCGTGACCGATGTGATTATCGAAAGATACTGACAATGCATTCGAAAGGATGGTTGGAATTGCGTTCTTGGTATATGTCTTGGATTTTCCTTCAATGATATGAATCGAATCCATGATCGCGTTATAAACAGCCTTATCCTTTACATGGTTTTCTGTTTGCTCAATCAACCATACAAGTTCACTTGATTCTGAGTTTGAAAAAACTTCATCAAGACAATCATTAGCCTCTTTGTACTGATCCTCAGATACAATGTCCATGCTATTCAGAGAAATAATCATAGCCTCCTTTGAAGGGAGGCTATTGTACTTTGAAATAAAGTTACTGATTAGTTCAAATACAGTCTTGGTAGTATTGTTGCTAAAGTATTCTTGCTTTAGAAATGGATGTACCTTTCTGGCGTAGGCTTCATTCGTCGCCAGATTCTTCAGTATGATCTTCTCCATCGACATCAAGATTCTCCTTGCCTATTCTAGCTTCTTCGTCAGTTAGTAATTCCACTATGACATCACCTACAATGACATCAAATTCACTCTTTGGTATGTCGGAAATATCGCCCTCGACTATATCATAGGTAAAGTCTAAAAGCAAGTTGTCATTTTCTTCTTTGATATGAATCTTACCAATGGTGAAAACATATCCCTGGTATTTTCCTTCAGTAATTTCCAAAGGAATCGATTCTGCATTCAAATCTTCTCTAAGTTTATACTTCTTCATCTGTATGATCTTTTATAATTTCTTTTGCTTGATTAATGTCCATTGGATCTATGAAACAAGGAGTTCCTTCTCCATGCCACCCACCAATAATATTAAAATTAAAATATTCGTGAGCTTCATCATAACTCATACCCTCAGACATTAAATTTTTTGTTATGATGGAGATATCATAAGTCGCTATTGGAGCTGTATGACCAAATCTCCACATCAAACCAATAAAAGCATTGTCGTGACCATCGCAAAATAAAACATCAGCCATATTTACCTCAAATAGTGTTAAATTCAAGCTTTGGATTCTGGAGCTTGTGTACCCAATAGTCGGCCATTTCTTCCATCATTTCTTCGAATGAAATGGTTGGTTCCCATCCCATTTCTTCTGTTGCTTTACTAGCATCTCCACGAAGATAATGCAATTCTTCTGGTCGTTCATACTTCTTATCAGTCTTGACATACTTGCGATAATCCATACCAAGATGTTCGAATACAAATTCAACCATGTCTTCTACTGAATATGCATATCCAGTAGCAAGAACATAATCATCTGCCTTTGGCATCTGAAGCATGTTCCACATTCCGCGTACATAATCCCTCGCATGGCCCCAGTCTCTCTTCGCTTTCAGATTTCCCAGAACCAGATCATTTGCCATGCCCAACTTGATCTTTGCTGCCTGAAGAGCAACCTTGTTAGTTACGAAGTTGATGCCTCTACGAGGAGATTCGTGGTTGAACAGAATCCCTGAGCAAATAAACATACCATAAGAATTCCTATAGTTGTGACAAAGATTGTGAGCATAAAGCTTTGCACAACCATATGGACTCACAGGACTCATGCGAGTAGTTTCTCTCTGGTATCCATCGGAGTCACAAGAATTTCCGAACATCTCGGAAGTGGCTGCGTTATAAACCTTAGTCTTTGGCGAGAATCTACGAACTGATTCAAGCACCGCCAGAGTTCCGCCACCATCCACATCAAGAGTATACTTTGGAAGATCGAATGAAATCTGAACATGAGATTGTGCTGCTAGATGATATAATTCATCTGGCTGAAGCTTCTGCACATTTGTTTCAATGCTGATTGGATCGGTAAGATCTGCGTAGTGAAGCTGAATCTTTCCTTGCTCCCAAACATCATTGATACGAGTTGTCTGAGATTCTGGAACAGAGTTTCTACGAACTGTTCCATGAACTTCATATCCCTTTTCAACAAGCATTTCTGCAAGATAGGAAGCGTCCTGGCCATTGGCCCCGATGATAAGTGCTTTCTTAGCCATACTTGAATTCCTCCTGTACCTTTTCATCAATTTGCTTTAGAATCTCATCAGTGAAGTACTTTTCAGGTTCTTCGTTGATATGCTTTTCGAACACCTTAGTACCATCAGGAAGTTCAATCTTAGTAGAGTTCTTCTTGAAGATACCACAATCCAAGGCAAGGTCAACAAGACCGTAGTAACGATTCAGACCGCTATCGAAGTTCAGTTGAACCTGGACGATCTTGTTTTCCTTGGTTAGTCGGCTCTTGTAAAGTTTGCAAGTAATTAGATTACCTACAACTTCATCATCCTGCTTATCCTTCTTCTTGGATAGAGTTACGATAGTAGAAGCCGCATATTTTAGACCAGATCCACCACCAAGTTCCTTTGTTGGAACATAGGCCCCTACTACATCGTAGGTATGGTTTGTCATTAGCATAGGAATCTTTGCCTTGCCCAACTTCAGGGTAAGAACACGGAAGGTTCCCTTGATAACCTGTGCGCGCGTCATGTCGCGGGTATTCTTGCCTTCAGCCACATCGTTCATTTCCTTGGCAGTGCTCAACATGCCCAGCGAGTCAAGGACAATCATCATTGGCTTGCGCTCTGATTCGTCTGTTGTAAGAACCTTGTCAACAATGGTAAGGCACTGATGGCGAAACTCTTCGACTGTTTCAACAGGGAACACGGCAACGCGCTTGGGATCTACACCGCGCTCAGTGAACATGTCACTGGTGACTGCCTGTTCCGTATCGAAGTAAAGAACTACGCCTTCGGGGTTCGCTGCCAGAAATTGTGCCACGATACCAATGCTGAAGTAAGTCTTGCCAGTAGCAGATTCACCAGCGAGACAGGTAATCTTGTTATTAGGTAGACCATCGAATAGACTACCAGACAACAGAGCATTAAAAACATAAGACCCAGTATCAATATAGCCGCCAACATCAGATCCATCAAGTCCATCTTCGACTCTGCTTGCGAATTTGTTTCCCGATGCATTAATCATTTCCTTTAAAAAATCCATTACTTATTCTCCTTGATATCATAATAGTAGTTGTCATCGTGTCCGTCAATGATCCAGCGATCACTTTCTCCTTCACATCTCCAAGATTTATTATCAACCTTGAAGTCTGGATTCTTTGGGAAAGGTTTAGTCACAAAGGACATATTCTTCCAATAGACTCTGTTGTTTGGTTGTAGAGTATAGTTTCCATTATCTAGAGCAATCATATGAAGGCACTTATATTGACTTGGCTCATCAGAATAAGAATTTCTATACCAGTCAAATGTCATTACATATTCTCCCCAATGTTCTGATTTGTCCTTTAGAACTACTTTTGCTCTTGTATCAAAGAGAGCATCGTATTCAACAACAGAAACATTTTCATGGAAGCAATCCCACAATTGCAAATGATCTAGTGGCATTAGTGGAGCTTTTTCTTTCCAACAAAGCATATGAATTGGAACTCTGCTTCGCACTAAACCATAGTCAGTCATAACATGAAATGTCATTGCATTACCAGAACACGATTGAGCACCGAAGACCATGACCTTATCGAATTCTCCGATATGATCCTTATGCTGGTACATGTGTTCTTTTCTGAGAAAACAATAAAATTGATTTATGTTTACATTATGCAAATAAGGACTCCAGTGTATTCCGTCTTTCTGTCTGCCACCCAATGGCTTCTACGATAGCCTTGAGTGGGTCCAGAAATGCTTTCTCAAACTGAGTATCATAATCAATATAGGCGTTTAAGTCAAACTCTTTTGGTAGAGAATTCATGAAAGAAATAACACAATCCTTGCCAGTTATACCACCAACAGGGTTTGGAGATTTGAGATACAAGAACTTTATCTTGTCTGCATCCCGAATCAATTGATACTTCTTTTCAAGCTTGGCCTTCTTGACATAATGATTGAATAGAAGAGCACCCTTGACCGCGATTGGAGTACCCTTCTTGTAAATGGTTACTTGGTCCGTATAATCTTTTACGCCATTCACAGACCGAGGGAAGGCAATATCTTCTGGCTCAAACTTTTGGAATTTGTTTCTGAAATCATCGATATGCTTGATTAGGGTATCATTGTCTTTGGTAAGAATGATATCGATACACTTCTTTAGTTCTTCCCGAATGATTTGTGGGGTGGATGATCTGGTCGTTTCAATGCCCATGATCTTGGTCTTGGGCTTGGCATACCGAACACCTTCGGAGTCATGTACCAGAAGCATGTAACGCTTCTTGGCTGTCCAGATTCCCTTGGAAGCAATCGACTCGCGCTTCATGAACATCTTATTGGCATAGGCGTTCATGGAATCTGCAAGTTCATCATAACACTTCTTGATATAAGGTTCGATGATTTCCTTGCAGCACTTGTCGAGATAGCTTACAATCTCTTCGGTTGATTTGCCCTTGGCCAACTTCTCAACAAGAGGACCCATGTTGATATAAATGGAGTCTGTGTCGCTGGCCACGACATAATCAAACTCGCTTTTGAGCATTTTGTTTAGGAACTCGTTGATCTTGTTTTCAATCCAGCGAATTGAAAGCTGACCAGAAAGTGTAATTGCCTCTGCGATTGATTCGTCGTAGTAGCGGAAGTATTCGTTCCCAATCGCACCGTAAGCCGAGTTTAGCTGAATCTTACGGGCCATCTGGAAGTTGTTGTACTTGGCAACCAGGAACTCCAACTCAGTTCTCTCTTCTTCGGTGATGTTCTTGCTTTCCAGTTTCTTCTGGCATTCAATCATCTTCTTCTTGTACTGGCTGCGTTCGGCATACATCTTTTCCATGAGTCGAGGAAGGAATCCCTGAATGTCCTTACGCAGACCTACGCCATTAGCAGCGACACAAATGCCCCTCTTCTTGGCTTCGTTGGTGTAGGTCTGTGCCTCTGGTGTGTTATTGAGAACACGAATAGGAGTCAGACCACCACGGAAGAAATATGAATCACCGCAAATAGTCTCTGGAGAGAGATTGTATTGCATGATGAGGTGTGGATAGAGGCTGTTCAAGTCAAACGAAACAATCCAGTCGTTCATGCCAAGAATGGGTTCCTTGACATATGCGCCTTCGTACTGCTGTTCCTTGACCGCAGACTTCTTCTTTGGGATTACGATCTTGTCTTTGAGAAGTTCGTTGTAGATAATGGTATCCCATGTACGAACCTGACTGAAGACATCTTCATAGTTCACCTTGGCTGAGTAGGCCACGGCAAGAACCAGTTCGATCAGCTTCATTTTCTGTTCAAGCTTATAGACTAGTTCAACATCGTGGTAATTATAGAGAACAAACTTATTGAAATCCTTCTTGTAGAACTCCTTCAGGTTGTCGTATTCGTCATAAGAGAGTTTACGCTCTCCCAGTTCTACTGAAGCAATGTAATCAAGTCGATATGATTCTTGCTTCGTATAGGTGAACTTGTTATATAACTCGTAATAGTCAAGTGTGGAGACACCTACGATATCGTAGCACTTCTGGGGTCCACGGGTTGCAGATTGAATGACCTTCTCAAACACACGATTGAACGGAGACAATCGGGAGGAATCTTCTTCTCCCATCAAATAATTGATTCTATTATAAAGGTATGGAATGTCGAAGAAGCGAACATTCCAGCCCGTGATAATATCTGGGGCATGTGATTCCCAGAAGATCAGGAAGTCTTCCAGAAGTTTTCTTTCATCGTCGTATTGCTGGCATCTTACATTTGGAATATCGATATTGAACTCTCCCAGTCCAAAGACATAAGACTTTGCTCCAAGCCGAACCGTGATCGCAATGATCTTTTCGGTTGGGTTTGAAATTTGGGGAAAGCCGTCTTCGCATGTAGTTTCAATGTCGATGAATGCTGTAACAATCTCTCGTTCATTGTAGGAGATTTCTTCTGGAAATTCCTTGCTGATGAACTGGTAGATGAAGTCTGTCTGGCCATAGACTTCAAAGCCAGAGATGCCATCATACTTATCAATAAACTCACGGCACTCATACATGTTGCCAGGACTGACTGGATGCAGAGGCTGGCCATAGAGAGTCTTCCATTCTGAAGACTTACTGCTGCCTCT